TAAAACCATGAAGATCAAAGTAAAGGCAATTGGCCACCTCCCCGTACGCAAAGTGTGCGACTGGGTTAAATTAAAGTCAGCGCTGGAGAACGTGAACGGCAAGGCGGAAGCGCATACGGCAGACTGCAATGACGTTGTCCGAGCCGCCATAGATGCAGAGAAGAATCTAGACACTCTGAAGATTCTCAAGCGAGATCGAAAGGGTGCGCGGTTTGTTTTTGTCTCTGGCGATTCTGTTTCTAACGCATACAGCAACAAGGCATGGTGGAGGGCCGCAACGAAAGTGGAGCTAGAGAGAGGCGGTCAAGCTGGAACTTGGTTCGTTACAAACATAGAGCGCACCGAGATCGACAGCCGGGGCGGTTCATACACTACCTACTTGACCCCAGAGCAAGCCGAGCTTGCAATGGACCGTTTCTGTCAGCAATTTGAAGTAATCCCTCAACCAATTGCTCAAGCTGCTGCCTAGCCGGACAATCGGGACGCCCTCGCCCCCCCTAGGGGGGGGGCGCGAGTGTCCCGATTTGAGTCAATTTGAATCAGCCGTACAGACAACCGGACAGACTCGGACAAAGAAGCGTTTAAACGGCGCAAAACCGCCACCAAATCGGACAGTCAGCCGGACAGACTCGGACAACCAGTGAGAATCATTCTTAATAAGTAGGGAAAAATCGGGACAAATGGACTGTCCGAAACAGGCTTCTCGGACAACGTAATCTGTCCCGATTGTTAAGGTAAAAGAAACGCTTGTATAACGCTATCGGGTAGGCTAACCTTTAACAGTAAACAGAACACAACAAAGGACTCAAACGATGAAAACCGCAAAAAACGCACGTTTCTGGATTGATCACACTACCGCAGAAAACAAACGCACCCCGGTCAAAATCACTCTGAAACCAGGGGATACGTTCGAGCATGGATACTCTTACGTTCACGATGAGGGATGGGCATCAGGCGGCTCGACATACCGCTACGACGGGGCCACCATTTTAGTTTCAGCCGGTGAGGATTCTACCGACTGCGACGGTAGGCATAGCAGCGGGTGGACAGGGTTTTGCACGATAGAATCGCTTACAGACAAACCAAACCGGCGCTGGGTTGATGAGGTCACTGATCAAGTATATGTGCAACCTACGTGGACCGAAACCGAAACCGAGCAGCGCGATTACACTGCGGAAAAGGCGGGATATTAAAATGGACAACCCATGGAAAAACCTATCCCCTACCACACGTTCGTTCTTAACCGGCATGATCGCAGCCCCCGTTATATGGCTGTGCATGGTCGCCTTCCTGATCCTACTAGGCGGCTAGACCATGCTGAGAGTCTTGTTCTTAAAGTACGCTGGCACCTGTACTGGGTGTCAGCGCTTTCTCGCAAGAGGCGCTAAGGCAATGTTTAAACGCGGGCGCATCGTAGGCTGCTACGATTGCGCGGCATCATTAAGACCAGAAAAAGGTGAGTGAAAAAAGGTGAGCTTAATCACCCCAAAAGGAGAATATACTATGACCACACATACACCAGGACCATGGAGCGAATGTTGGATAGCAGGGGAATTGATCGTTCGCCGTAGAATCCCAGACACTAACAGATCAAGAACAGTTTGCAGAGTTAGAGACAAAAGAGCGGCCAAAGACAAAAAAGCCGAAGATGAGGCCAACGCCCGGTTGATTAGCGCCTGTCCTGATATGCTTGCGGCCCTGCAAAACATCCTAAACGGCATAGAAACGGGCGTTATTACTAGCGACCACGACGAAACCCTTGCCAATGCAGCCGATAAGGCCCGCGCAGCTATCGCCAAGGCCAAAAAAGGTGATTGATATGTTTATTGAGCAATACAAATACCTCGATTGCGACCCGAACAACGAGAATGATTCGGCACGACTCTTAGCTGATTTGGCATCTCTGGAAAAGGTGCGCGGGCTGGCAGTGGCCCTTATCAGGACGATAGACGAGCAAAACCAGCGTAGGGTGCATTATCACCCTACATTAGACGCGCTAGACGATTTTAAATTGCACGTCCAAGAGTCGCTCATAGAAACGATAGATGCGGCGCTTAGCGATGGCGACGACCTGTTGAGTACAGTCGATGAACGATAAAAAACGGCTGTGCTTGCACTGCGCTTATAGCCACTGGCCGCAGCATTCAGAAGGTGAGTGCAACGCGCTAACAAATAGGCCGGTGCCAATACGCGAGGCTAGGTCCGATACTGGAATTATTACAGAGCCGTTTAAACAGGCCGATTGACTTTTTGGGTCTAACAGTACAGGGTTGCGTTATGAGTATGCAGACTGACGTAACAGTGTCTTACAATGACCTACGCGATAGCCACAGAAGGCTTGCCAATGCTTTGCGCGAAGCAAAGGAGCGTGAAGCGTTGTTGAACGAGCGCATACACTTCCTGACTTTGACGCTCGGGGAACAGCAAATAGGCGTTTTTCCCTGCTCGCCCGACATGGCAGACGCATAAATTGAAACACATATTTGAAATTGCTAAAGACGTTATAGCTGGTGCGCGTCAAAAAGATTACGGCAAGCCGGAAGAAAACTTCTCAGACATTGCAACTGGATGGACGGTTATTGCCAAGCGTGCAATTGAGACTGACGGGTGCATTACCGCAGTCCACGTTGCGCTGATGAACGATTGGCAGAAAACGTGCCGCCTTTTAAAGACTCCAGCGCATGAAGATTCTTGGGTTGATAAGGCTGGGTATACTGCAATCGGTTATGAATTAGCGAAAGAGGCAAAAAGTGACGAGTCAGATATTTTGCGATTCGATATGTTGTGGCAAAACCTAGAGACAGAATCAGGAAAAAAACATGAGTGAAAAGAAGTGGAGCGATCAATTCCCTCCTGGCATTCAGCAAGAAATCAAACGCTATATGAGCTACCTTGGCACCAAGGGCGGAAGCGCGGGAAAAGGCGACTCGAAGCGCCGTGGCGATAGCGAATACTACAAAGCCATCCGCGCCAAACGCACATTAAAAAGTAAAATCAAAGCCGCACAAGATGAAGCCGAGAAAATTTCTTCCGAGTGATTCTTGGGATGGCGTTAGCGATTGGCTTAAAGCACGCAACAAACTGTCATGGTCGATTGGCGGTTATTATTATGTGCGTGACTTAGACAGTAAGAACGCACAGAAAATGCGCCGGCGAGCGTTTGTGCGCTTGGTATTTTGCCTGACTCTAAGCCCTTCGCCAAATTCTCTTGCCAGCAGGAATAATTAAGTTCTTTTCATTGTAGAGCTTCTTGATCGCACGTTGCAAAGTCTTATATCTGGTCGCCTGATTCTCATACCTGTGCATCAAAGCGTTTTGCATCTCTTGTTCTGTCGCAGTACCGGCTTTCGGTATTGCGTCTAATACATCGCGCTCGTTATCGTTGAGCATAGCGGCATTGTGCTTGAGATTAGCAACAAGATCGTTCCACGTTGCCACTAGGCTTTGTATCTCTTCTCCATCCTCATCCACGCCGACATTTTTTGACTCTAGCGTGAACCATTGCGTGTCTAACTTGTCGCCGTCTTTCTGTTTAAACACTTCCAATTGTGCAGACAGAGAATCTTTGTCTGGCCGGTAACAGCCAAGCAGAAAGTCCAGGTTAGCCGTAATCGCACTACTACCCCTGGGCCGCTCACTCGCAGAGTGGCCCGTGTGGTGCAGTATAATGACCGTACAGCCGTATTCTGCGCGTAGCTTGGTGTTCATGCTGCGTATGTAATCTGCGATGTCTGTGCTGCTGTTCTCGTCACCGCTAAAAGTCTGAGATAGCGTGTCAATAACGACAAGTGACGGCGGCTCCGGCAGAGCCCGAATAGCATTGGTGAGCCGGTCGATTTCTTCTTCCACTGTCAGAAGCAGCGGCGTTATGCAGATGTTAAAATTCTCTGTTACTTTTAACCCGCGCTTTTCATGCCATGCTTTAATGCGACGATACACTCCAGCGCCGCCTTCTGCTGCAACGTAGACAACATTGCCTTCTGTTGTTTTGCGGTTGCACCAGTTTAAACCATGCGAAACGTGCAGACCAAAATCCAAAGCAATAAAAGATTTGAATGCACCACTGGCCCCAAACAGCATTCCCATACTGTCGGCTGGCACCAAGCCCTTAACCAGCCAGCTAATGCTACCGCTGATACGCTCAAGCTCCTCGATACCAACGAGCAAGCTGTCCTCACCGTCGATCACCGGCATATCAATAATTGGCTTTCGGTATCTCTCAGCGCCGGAAACCATACGCGGGATTTCGTTGTACCGTTCTTCCCATCTCGCATATTCATGCGGCTCAGTAGGGCGAACCGCAAGCATTAGCCCGCGCAAGTGTTCGACCACCGCGCCGCCGCTAGTCCCTGCCTTCACCAGCTTAGAGCTTAGTTTTAGCAACGGGTCATGGTAGCTGCGGTCTTGATGAACATCGCTGGCAAGCGCGGCAATCAGTGACGCATGATCCGCGCCAGATATTTTAGCGGCTTCAGAGTCAACAACGGTGCTGTATCGCTTGATCTGCTCCAAATCCAAGCCAAACGCACCGCAAGCGTCAGCCAAAGAATAGCGCGATTCTAGGTCCATCGACCTAGCGCGTACCGACCAGTTGTTAGCGCGGAGCTTAGTGTTTACGCCGTTGGGTAGCCTCAGATACCGGACCGCATTGTTGCCGGACTTGTCTGCTTTAATTAAGTCAGCGTCAGCCATAGCTTGCATAACAGCGTCTACTGTCTGCTGGTCTGCTGCGTCTGGGTCGTCCAGGTCAATTAAGATGCCCATTTGAAAATTGTTTGTGCTGGTCTCGATCAGCCAACTCAGACTGCCAACCACATCGTCAGGATTAGCGTCATCTGCCACAAGCGCAAGCAGTTTTGTAAACTGTGTTTTGGTGCGTTTAAACGACCCACTATCATCTAAGCCAGTAAGCAACGCCGGGCAGAAATATGTATTTTGATCGGCTGCTTCATTTATCAAAAGCTGCTGCGCCGTCTTGTGTTGGTAAGATCGACCTGACCACTGTGCGTTATCAGGGCTGGTTGCGAACGCATTAACCCAGAGATATTGTCCGTCAATGATTTCGCCGCTTAGACTTTCTAAAAACTTCGCGTTGTTCATGTGGCACCTACAGCGTTAGTAAATCGTT